GGCGTAACTAGAAGGAGCCAACATGGCGACAACCACATTCCTTGCCAACGCCACGGTAAACGTGACGCAGGGCGCAACCACGGTCGACCTGTCCGATCAGTGCAAGTCCGTGACGCTGACCGTCGGTTACGACTCGCTCGAATCGACCGCGATGGGCGACACCGGACACCGCTTCACGCAGGGCCTTCAGACCGTCGAAGTCGCGCTCGAGTTGTTCCTGTCCTACGGCGGCAGCGGCTCGACCTCGGAAGTCGAGACGGCGCTGTACTCGTACCTCGGTCAGGGCAGCACAACCCTCGTCATCAGCCCCAGCGGCACGACCGAGTCGGCTTCGAACCCCGAGTACACAATCACGAACGCCATGCTTGCATCGTTCACCCCGGTGAACTCGACCGTCGGCGAACTTGCGACCGTGACTGCCACGTTCACGGGCGGCACCTTCGCTCGCGACATCGCCTGATCCACAGGCACCTAGGAGAAGAACATGAAACTCGACCTCAAGGTCACAACCGCCGACAACTCGTACACCGTTTCCACCAACCTGTTCGTGGTTGTTGCGTGGGAACGGAAGTACAAGCGGAAAGCCTCCGACCTCGCGTCCGGTATCGGCGTCGAGGACTTGGCGTTCATGGCGTACGAATCCTGCAAACAGTCCAACATTCCGGTGCCGCTCTTGTTTGACGATTACATCAAGCAGTTGCAGGCCATCGAGGTTGTGGGGCAGGAAACCGAAAACCCTACGGACGAGGCAGTTACTCCCACGCCCTAGCCGCCGTGCTAGTCGCAACGGGGTACTGGCCTCCGACAATCGCATTTGAGTCACGCGACCTAGCCACGGTTGTTACGATTCTGAATGAGCAAGCGAAAGCCCTGAAATGACAGCATCCACAAACATTGAGATTGCAGGCATTAAGGACGCTATTCGCGCCCTCAACAAGATTGAGCCGGGCCTCCGTAAAGAGTTTCAGCAGGAAGCCACCCGTATTGCGCAGCCCGCTATCGAGGAAGCGCAGCGCGGCTACGTTGGCTTGCCCCTGTCCGGTATGGCTTACAATTGGTCGAAGGACGGCAAGAAGTTGTTTCCGTACGACCCCGCCAAGGCCGCTCGAGGCGTCAAGGTCAAGTTGGACGCGGCCCGCAACGCTGTCGCCGTCATTGTCATTCAGCAAACAAACGTGGCAGCAGCAATCTTTGAGGCGGCGGGCCGCAAAACGGCAAACAGGCTCGGTGAGTCGCTCGGGCCGTTGTCCCCCGGTCGGACACGCATCATCGGCCCTGCTGTGTACCGCAAGCGTGGCGCGGTCACCCGTGAAATGGAACAGGCCGCGTTGCGAATCGTGAACCAAGTGAATCGGGAACTCAAATGATCTCCATCCCCATTATTTCCGAGTTTGACGGCAAGGGAATCTCAAAAGCGGTACAAGAGTTTAAGCAACTTGAGGGTGTGGGCAAGAAAGCCCAATTCGCTATCAAGAAAGCCGCTGTCCCCGCCGCTGCCGCCCTCGGAGGGCTTGCTGTAGCCCTCGGGGACGCCGTGAAGGGTGCAATGGAGGACGCCGCCGCACAGGCACAATTGGCGCGCCAGTTGTTCATTTCCGCCGGGGCAACCGACGACTCGATTAAAGCGACCGAGGATTGGATCAGCGCCCAAGGCCGCGCGCTCGGCGTGACCGACGATGAACTCCGCCCGAGCCTGTCACGACTTGTCACGCAAACACATGACGTGGCTAAGGCGCAAGAGTTGGCGTCTCTCGCTATGGACATTTCGGCGGCAACCGGGAAAGACCTTGGAACCGTTACGGAAGCCCTCGCGAAGGCCGCTGGCGGGCAAATGAACGCCCTTGCCAAGTTGTCCCCGGAACTCAAGGGAATGATTAAGGACGGCATCGATGCGTCCGAGGCTTTCTACATTCTCGACGACGCATTCGGCGGGGCCGCCACGACAGCCGCCAACACGGCGCAAGGCGGCTTTAAGCGTCTCACCGTTAGCCTGAATGAAACAAAGGAAAGCATCGGTGCGGCTTTGCTGCCAATTGTCGAGAAGGCGCTTCCAACGTTGCAGAAGTTTGCGGATTGGGCGCAGACAAACCCTGAAGTGTTCACCAAGGTCGCCGTCGCAATCGGGGCTGTGGCAGCCGCCACGGTCGCTGTAAACGCCGCCATGGCGGCTAATCCGTACGTCCTCGCCGCCGCTGGCGTCATCGCCCTAGCCGCGGCATTTGCGGAGTTGTATAAGCAACTCGACAAGATCAGCAAACTCGGCGGGACAGTCGCCAAACTGATTGGCGTTGTTCTTGGCCCGGTGTCGGGCATCCCGGCGCTGAATAGCCTGTTCGGCGGTGGCGCAGGCTCGAACAAGCAGACGCCTAGCAGCGGTGTCTCAATCCCCAAAATGGCGTCAGGCGGCATCGTCACCTCCCCGACGCTCGCCCTGATTGGTGAGGCTGGCCCGGAGGCCGTCGTACCGCTGTCAAAGTTGGACAACATGGGCAATGGCGTCACAATCAACGTGAACGGCGGAGACCCAAACGCAGTAGTAGCCGCGCTGCGAACTTACATGCGTCAAAACGGCTCCATCCCTATTCGCGTTAGCAACATTTACTAATCATGGGTTTGCAGTCATACACCGTTTCATACACGACCGATTTTGGCACAACGTGGACGGCGTTTACAAATGTGCAAGAGTTGCAACTCAGCATCGGACGCCAAGCCCAACTTGACCAAATCAAGGCATCCACCGGATCATTTCGCATGCGGTATCCCAACGGGTACGCATCACCAATTGCTGCGCTTGTGTCCGGAACTATTGTGCGCGTACAAAACACAACCGGGACGCCTTACACCGTGTGGACAGGCCGTATTGACAACGTCTCAGCAGAATACGGCATTCCGTACGCAGGCGGTGTCGGTCAAGCCGATTATGTCACCGTGACAATGGAAAGCGCTTTTGCTGTCGCAGGCCGTATGCAGGGCAACGGATACAGCATGTCGGCAGGCTCAATTGCGTCTCAAATGACCGCTGCCAGCGCACAAACAGGATTGACACTTGGGTACAGCGGCTCGAGCGCGCAAACACTTGCCGCTACGACGGTCTCAAGCACTTGGGCTGACTGGATCAACAGGGTTTGCCAATCAACCAATAGCCGCATTTGGGACGCCTACGATTACCTCTCCGTAAACGTTGTGCCACCTTTTTCGTCAAACGTCAACACCGTCAACTTTTCTGACTCCGCCAACAACTCGACAAATCAGGTTTACAGCCAAATAAACTTTGACAGCCTGTCTGACAATTACTACACACAAGTAACCGTCACCCCGGAAAGTTATAGCGCCGCCACCGTAACCAAGGCTGGTGCCACGGCTCCGTACCGTGCTTACCAAGCAAACACGCTCAATGCCAGCACCGGGCAGGCAACCGACTATGCAAACTATTTGCTTGCCAACTACAGCACAGCAAGGTTTGCAATTAGTTCGTTTACTTGCATGGCTGAAGCCCAAGCATCTTTCCAATTGGACAGAATCGGCGCTGCAAACACATTTGCCTTTTTGCCCGGCACACAAGTTGCCGTGACTTTTCGCGGCACAACGTACCAATGCATCCTCGAGGGTGTAACAATGTCCGCACGGCCCGGCGGCGCGTCGTTTACCTATTACGTTTCGGGGGCCGACCTCAACGCCTACCTGATCTTGGACAACACAACGTTCGGCAGGCTCGACTACAACAAGTTAGGATACTGACATGGCTGTAAAGACGTTTGCGACTGGTGAGGTGCTGACCGCGTCAGACACGAATGTATTTTTGGCAAACGCCGGCCTCGTGGCGGTCACACCGTCAAGCGTCACCAACGGCACAATTGTGTCCGGGACGGCCAGCGCTACCGCAAACAGCGCTGTATCCAGCATTGTGCTAAATGGCGTGTTTTCGTCTACCTATGAGGCATACCGCATTGTTATCAGCAACCTCACCATGTCCAGCACCGCAAGTGGCACCGTCATTTACGCCAAAATGCACGACGGCACCAACCCTGCAAACACAAACTATGACTATGCGTTTAGTCGCATTGACATCGCCGCCACGACCGTGGCCGGAACGACAAACGCACTAGGCACAAACGGGATAGTTGTTGGTTATGGCACGGGCGACAAGTTTGGCACCACGTTTGACGTTGTCAACCCACAACTCTCTACGCACACCATCTTCCCGCAAATCAGCGGCGTAAACGTTTCGACCGGGTACATCTACATCGGCGCAGGTATGCACCAAACCTCTACCGCATACACCGGCATCCAATTTGCACCGTCCACCGGCACCATCACGGGCGGTAGTTTCACCGTTTACGGATACAGACGGTGAAAACGCGGTGGGTTATCCCCGCCGCAACCGTGTCCGCCGCACTCATGTGGCCCGGCAACGCCCACGCCAAAACGTTTACCTGTTGGGAATCCGATACATCCAACTGGCTAATGGAGCAACCCGACGCCGACTGGGACGCCGGGTACTGGCCTAACTGGACTGATTGCCTCGCTTGGAAGGGTGGCAATCCCGGATCACAATACGTTTGGTCGTACGGGCCATCAGTCGCCACCACGACTTCCGTGCTTGCCACCACAACCACCGAGACCTCAACGACAACGAGTTCCACCACGACGTCCTCGACAACGTCCACCACGTCGACGACAACGACCACGACAACGACAGTCGCGCCCGCACCCGCCAGTACCACCACCACCTCAACGGTTCAGACTTCCACCACAACCACGACCGCCGTTCCGGTGTCCCCCACAACCACGACCTACCACGACGCGACAAGCACAACCCAGCCAAACACAACGCAAACAATTGCGACCATCGCCAGCACGACCTCGACGTCCTCATCCACAACAACTCTCCCTGTTGATCCATTGCCCGAGACAATACCCAGCACAACCATTGTGCAAACGGATGCTCGAGCGGTCAACGCCGCCAAAGTCATCGGAGCGCAACTTGCGCCCGGTGTCACCCCGCTACAGGCACAAACGGTGCTTGTGGTCAACGTAGCCATGCAAGCCGTGTCCGTAGCCAGCGCACGGAGGCGCAATGAAAAGTGAACTCAAAGCCTTACCGCTCACCCTGCTCGGGTCGTGGTACGTCATTATCACCCTCGGTGGGGCCACGAAAACCGCCGCAATCTACGGCACGATTCTTGGGCTTGCCTTACACTTTCTTCTAAACGCCGTGATTGGAGACGACGAATGAACCTCAGCATCCTCAAAGACGTGATAGGACGCATGATTGCCCTGTTCCTGACCTCGGCAGCGGGGGTAGTTACCGGGGCCGCAGCCCTCGCCCCCGAACTGACTATTGCCAAGTCCTGCGCCATCGCGGGCGTGTCGGCCTGCATCGTCGTGCTTCAGAAATTGGCTAGCGCCAGCCTCGACGGCAATCTCACAAAGGACGAAGTCGACGCCGCGTTTGGTATCAAGCCGGAGTCCCGCAAATGATTGTCACGACTGCCCAATACACGGTCGGCACCACAGCCGTAAAAGTGATTGCCACAAACGACGTCGGACGACAGGTAAACATTCATTGCATCGGCAACGACGCGGTGTACTTGGGGCCGACGTCAGCAGTCACCACATCCACCGGGTTCCACCTCGACAAGAACGCAGCCGTGTTCCAAATCGAACTTGACGCAAACGACGAACTGTGGGCTATTTCGGCGACAGGAAGTCAAACGGTCACAATCATGCAGGTGACGCTGTAATGCCCCGCCCGTACATTTATTACCCCGCGTGGGACGGCAAAGCCGCCAGCCCGCTGATCCTGAAAGTTGCCGAACTCTGTCAGAAGCGGTGGCCCGACACCAAGAACATCGGTACCTATGTCAACCGTGACATGCGCGGCAAGCCCGGGCAGAAATCCGTACATGCCACGGGCTACGCCCTCGACCTTCAGTACAAGGGCGAGGATCAGGCACGGGCCATTTGGGACTATTTCCTAGCCAATTCTGAGGTTCTCGGTTTGCAGGAGTTGCATTGGTACGCCTACGGCGACTTTGGCGCGGGCTATCGCTGCAGCCGCGGGGAAGGCAAGAAGGGCGTGAAAATCTTTACCAAGGACGACAACGCCGGATCATACGAGGGCAACCCTTCGTGGCTGCATCTCGAGATTGACAAGGCAATCACCCCCGAGGAATGGGAAACACGCTTTAGGGCTACGAAACCCGCATAGGACGCCCGGCGGCGCTTGGACACGGTGCCGGGAATAGGTGGGTGGGGTTGTGCTTCTTCTCCCCGGCCCCATCCACCGCCCCGACACAACGGCTTGCTATGTTTACAGGAGTCAGCCAAGTGACAGGAGAACCCATGACAGACCTATTCAGCCCCACGCCGTACGTTGCAGGCTCGGACACAAGCCGCGA